ACCAAGTTGGGAAATAAAAGATAGAAGGTATTATCTTCAGGATAATAAATCGCCTTTAACATTTACAATACCATCAAAACATACCAGTAAACACTCTTTGTTATATTTTGATGAAAAAAAAGGTAGTCAAAGAGAATTAAGATATGCTACAAATCAAGATTCTCCTTTTGTTGATGAACAAAAAGGTGAGGCTACATTAGGTCATATTGTTTTTAAAGAAGGTGTATTGATGGTTCCTAAAGAAAAACAAAACTTACAAAAGTTGTTATCATTATATCATCCAGCTAGAAAAAATATTTATTCAGAGTTTGATGCTGTAGAAGAAGCAACAGACGAATTAGCATTACTTGATTTACAAGTAACAGCTTTGAATATGGCTAGAGAAATAGATATAGATATAGCTGAAGCAATACTTCGTGTTGAAATAGGATCAAAAGTAAACTCAATGTCTTCTAAAGAATTAAGAAGAGATTTACTTATATTTGCTAGATCAAAACCTGTTTTGTTTATAGATTTAGTACAAGATGAAAATGTTCAATTAAGAAATGTAGCTATTAGAGCAACTGAAGTTGGTATTATAAAATTATCTCAAGATCAAAGATCTTTTTCATGGGCTTCTAATAATAGAAAACTTATGAATGTTCCTTTTGATGAAAACCCGTACTCAGCAATGGCTGCGTTTTTCAAAACAGATGAAGGTGTAGAAATTTACAAATCTATAGATAAAAAACTATAAATACCTGTAATTATAATAATATAGTCAGGGTCTTTTGGCCCTGCACTATAATTTTAAAAAAAAATTAAATGGCTATAAACGTAGATAAAGTTTACAAAACAGTCTTACTAATAATAAATAAAGAACAAAGAGGTTATTTAACTCCTGACGAGTTTAATAAAATTGCTACTCAAGTTCAATTAGAAATATTTGAAAGTTATTTTGAAACATTAAATCAACAAATGCGCGTACCACAAAATGAAAGTGAGTATGGTGACAGATATAAAACAGTTCAAGAAAAACTAGAAATATTTAGAGTATTAGGAAGTGCAGCTTACGTAGTTAGCACTCCTAATTATTTTACAACTCCATCTTCTTCAGGAGTTGCAAGCGGTACACAAACCTTTGCTACAGTAAATACGCAAACCGCTTATACACTTACAACTATAACACAATCACAAGTAGAAACTAGCAGCGTAGTAGTAACTCTTAACGGAGTTTCTTACACTAATTACAATATAACTGGCGGTGTATTTAATTTAACAGCTGGTTCTATAGCCGCAGGATCAACTTTATTAATAACATTATATCCAAAAGACTTTTACAAATTAGGAACTGTATTATATAAAGATGATAAAGAAGTGCAATCAGTTCAAAGAAATGAGTTAGCTCAAATGAACATGTCTACTATTACTAAACCTTCTGAATACTTTCCTGTATATGTGTATGAAGATTATAAAGTAATAATATATCCACAAACTATTTCATCAGATGTAACAATGTCATATATAAGAAAACCAGCAGATGTAATTTGGAACTTTACTTCAACAACTGGATATTATGTATGGGATCCTACAAGTTCTGTTGATTTTGAACTAGATGTTTCAGAGCAAAGCACAGTAATATTAGAAATATTAAAATATGCTGGTATTACAATAAAAGATCCTATGATAGTACAAGCTGCATCTCAAGAGCTAGCAGCTAATGAAATAAATGAAAAACAATAATAAATTATGGCAAGCGTAATAAAACCACCTAATAACGGGTTAATAAACGAAACAGCACAGCAATATTACTCAGGTTCACAAAACTTTAGAGGTGATGCAGGTAATACAGCTGGACAAAAGCTTATTACAACATTTGATACAGACTTGTATCTTGGTAATTATGACCCTACTTCAAGTGATTATTCTTTAAATAATTTTAAAATATACACAAGTTCTTTAGGTACACCAGGTACTTGGTCTGAATACACTTCAGCATATACCTTAGCAAATAACATAGTAACTATAACTGGAAATCCAGGTGCTAATGTTTTTATCGTAGTACAGTTAAAAATGTTAACAGGTGGTAAGTATGGTAATACTGCCGCTGAAAAAGCATACGGTGAAGTTGTAGAGGATAACTATGGTGGTTATAAGTATTTAAAATTAAATGATGTAGTAAATAATTTTTTAGTAGGTTACGTAGGTAAAGATAAATTAATTCCAGATGTAAAAAGAACAGATGTAATTTTTCATGCTAAAAGAGCAATGCAAGAATTTAGTTATGATACTTTAAAAAGTATTAAATCTTCAGAGTTAACTATACCTCCTGGTTTAACTATAGTTTTACCTCAAGATTTTGTCAACTATGTTAGGTGTTCATGGGTAGATGATTTAGGTGTTAAACATATAATATATCCAACAAATAATATAACAATAAGTCCTTATTATACATACTTACAAGATGATGATGGTATACCTACTACTGATAATTTTGGTAATGATTTAGAAGGAACTTCAATAACTCAAGAAAGATGGCATAAGGCCAACACGACATTAATAGATAACAATTTAACTAATGCTGATATTAGTGGTGGCATAGACCCAGACTGGTATGGTTATGGTTATGGCTGGGGACTTGGAACTGGATATGGTTATGGTCAAAGATATGGATTAGAACCATCTGCTTCACAAATGAACGGTTGGTTTAATATAAATGAAAGAGAAAACAAATTATCTTTTTCTAGTAATTTAGCTAATTTAATGATTGTTTTTGAATACATATCAGACGGTTTAGCTTATGATTTAGACAGTAGAGTTCCAAAAATGGCAGAAGATGCAATGTATGCTTATATAATTTATTCTATAATTTCAACAAGAATAAACCAACCTGAGTACGTAGTTATGAGGTTAAAAAAAGAAAAAGCAGCTAAATTAAGAAATGCTAAAATTAGATTATCTAATATTAAGTTAGATGAAATAGTTCAGGTTATGCGAAACAAATCTAAGTGGATTAAAAACTAAATATGGCAGAAAATAAAAATAGTTTTATCAAGTCTAAAATGAATAAAGATTTAGACGATAGACTAGTACCAAACAATGAATACAGGGACGCTCAAAATATAGCGGTATCTAGATCTGAAAACCAAGATGTTGGTGCTCTTGAAGCTATTTTAGGTAATGAAAAAATGATAGATACAACTGATGGGACTACATGTATTGGTTCATATGTAGATGACGCTAGTGGCTATATTTATTATTTTATGACTAGTTATTCTGGTTCTGAAACTATACCAGTAACATCAACTGCTGTATGTAAAATATTAAGATGGCAACCTAGTTCTAACACGTCTACACCTCAAACATTAGTTAATGGTAATTTTTTAAACTTTTCAACTGAAAGTAGAGTAACAGGTATTAACTTATTAGAAAATTTATTATTTTTTACTGATAATAGAAATCAACCTAGAGTAATAAATGTAGTAACAGCTAGTTTAAGCTCTACTTATTATAATGATGAAACAAGTATTACTGTTTGTAAGTTTGCTCCTTATTTAGCTCCTTCTTTAATAGATCTTAGAAGTACTAGCGCTTTAAAACCTAGCACTATGTCTGATGCTGAAAATCTTCCAGTCATAACAATAGGTACTTATACGTGGTCTACTGAAAACTTAAACGTAACTAGATACAGAAACGGAGACTTAATACCTCAAGCTCAGTCATATACTGATTGGAATTCTTATGATAGTAGTAGTACAGGTTGTTGGTGTTATTATGAAAACCAATTATCTAATGGAACTGTTTATCAAAAATTATATAATAGACACGCTGTAACTGACACTAGAAATTTAGCTCCTTATGGTTATAACTTAGCTACTGAAGCAATGTTTAATAATCTTAAAACAGAAACAGCTACAGGAACACCAGGTAATATAAAATCTACAGATTTATGGACAAGCACTTCTAGTGCTTCTAATAATACTTCAGGTTTTAATTCTAAACCTTCAGGACAAAGAAAAGCTATTGCAGCTAATAATGATTTTGCTGGCTTAACAACAGAAGCAAGATATTGGGTGTCTGATTCTAACAAATACTTTTATGTAGAAGATAATTCCAATGCGCCAACTATTGTTACTAATTCAAATACAAAAGAAGGTTATGCTGTAAGAGTAACACGAGATATAGGTTTTAAAGGTTGGCAAGGAGATCCTGAATTTATAAAAGATAAATTTGTAAGATTTAGTTATAGATTTAAGTTTGATGACGGTGAATATTCTATAATAGCACCTTTTACACAAGAGTGTTTTATACCTGAACAAGAAGGTCAATTTGTAAATGATGATGAAGATGAAACAATGAGATCAACAGTTGTTAAGTTTATGCAAAATAATATTAATAATATAGTTTTAAATATAGAACTACCTTCTTTAAACATTATAGACGACTATCAAGTTAGTGAAATAGATATTATATATAAAGAATCTGATTCTTTAGCATTTAAAGTGTTACAAAACATAGAAGTAAGTCCTCAATTTATAACTAATCTAAAAAATACTAACATATACCAATATACTTATCAATCAACAATACCTTTTAAAACTCTACCAACTGATGAGGTTACTAGAGTTTATGATAAGGTTCCTGTTAAAGCGCTAGCACAATCAATAGCTGGTAATAGAGTTATGTATGCTAATTTTATTCAAGGATACAATGCTCCTTTAGGTATAGATTATGCTGTTAGTTCAGGTGATAGAACCGCTCAAGAAGCTGAAGAATACCCTCAACACTCGGTTAAACAAAATAGAAACTATCAAGTAGGATTAATTCTTGCAGATAAATGGGGAAGACAAACAGATGTAATACTTTCATCTAAAGATAATGTATTAGTTGCTGGTGGTGAACCAACTGAGGGTTCTAATTATTTTACAAATTATAGACCTGTAGAAAATGCAGAATTAACAAAAAGCTGGACAGGTGAAAATTTAAATATTAAATTTGATAGTGTTATAAACGTAAATGGAGACAGTAGTGCCTTATATGCGCAACCTAGTATTTATACTATTGGAAACTCTTCATCACCAACTTTTGCTGCTCCATGGGCAGGTTTTTTAAACTATAGTGTTCAAGAAACAGATACAGTTACTAATCAAGTTTGTTATGCTTGGACAAATTTCTTACCAGGAGCTGTTGCTGCGGGTAATACTTTAAAGCTTTATACTAATGATGGAAGTGGATGGGTAGAGAATACTTTAGCTTTTTCTGTTTCTAATAATGGTAGCGGTCAACTACAAACATGTTTTAATGGTGGTGCTAGTTTATCAGCTGGGTTAAAACTTAAAGCAGAATATTTATATAGTGGAAAATACAGATATGTTTTAGAAAATTTAAAATTAGATGCTAACACTGCTACGAGTATAGCCAACACAACGGCGTTATTTGGGGTAGGTAGAAATTTAAGAGGTAAATATGTTGATTATACAGAAATAAAAACATTTATACAAACTGGAACAACTGATGTTTTTAATATATATACTGATGATGAAATTTCAGATAATTATATGTTTCAAGGAGATACAGATCCTGCTAGTAACCCAACAACAAGAACAGAACCAAAAGAAACTGATCAAGTAACTAACTTTACTTACAATATAAATGTTACAGGTTTTTATTCTTATAGAGTTGTAATAAAACAACAACAACAAGAGTTTTACAATGTATATTTACCAGGAATAGTAAGCGGTTATCCAATACAAGGTAATGCTACTGAAATAGGAAGTACTGCTTTCTGTGTTTTAGTGCATGATAATATAAATAAAGTACCTAGACAATTAAACGAAATAAGTAACCAAGATACTCAGTTTAATAGTGATTTAACTTGGTTTGGAAGAGTAACTAATAACACGGCCACAGCAGCTGGTAGTAATACTCAATTCTTCCCTAACACAACACCTGATTCAGTGGAATTAATAGGTGGTATTAGAGACGTGTTTCCAGATATAACTTTTGGAACTAGTGGTAGTGCGCCTTATATAAATTCTAATTCTATTTTTGATATAGAACAAAAACCATTTGTAGCTAAAATAAATGTACAAAAAGCTATAGGAGTTCCGCAAGGAGATTTTAACACAACAACTGGTAGTGCTGAATATCCTGATGTTATGTCTTTATCTGTTTATGAAACCTCACCAACAGTTTCTAATTTAGATTTATTTTACGAATCATCTTCAACTGGTCTTATATCAGATATAAATGAATCAATAGTAGGTTCAGGTACCGCTATAACTGGATTAAGTTCTTTTAGTTGGGAGTACAACGAAGGGGATTGTGCAGGTGCAGATATAACTACAGCCTTTTTTGCATTAACCCCTCAAGGTGCTGACGTAAATACAACAGCTGTTTTATCTTCTGTTTATTCTTTTGCTTCTGGAACAGTAGACACCAGTGTCAACAGAAATGGAGAGTTTCAAATAGTTGCAGCAGGTGGTGGAGCTTGGAAACTACAAAACACAGCAACAAATGCGTGTTTAGCTGATTTTGTAAATTTACAAAAATATCAATTTAACATACAGTTTACTCAAGCTGATGGTACTACTTCTAATCAAAGTTTTACTAGAACATTAATAAACGATACCCCTATTATAGATTTAGCAACCGCGCCTCAACCTTCTACCACCGATGTTACTATTTTAAAATGGACAGGTACTGCTTTTAATGGAATAGGTTTAGTAAAAGGATATAATGGTAGTTGTGATTCATGTGATAAATCTAAAGATCTAGTTTGGACAATACAAAGTTGTAGATGGCAAAGTGCTGTTACAGGTCAATGGTATAGTGAAATAAATGGTACTAATACTACAGCTCCTTTAAATTCTACAGATATAGCAAAGTATTTTTATATAAAAGCACAAGCAGAACAAAACGCAAGTACTTGTAATGGAGGTAGTCCAGAAAATTATTATGGTTTATGGTTGGAAAGAAAAGCAGATGTAAGTGGTTCTATAGGTACTTTAGATGGTGATTTTTTCGCTGCAACTTTACATGAAATTGTAATTCAATTAAGTGATACTAACGGAACAGGTGCTTTTGAAACACTTGCTATTCAGTTTACACCTTCAGCGGTAACATACACAGGAGTTGTTGCTAATTATTATACAGCATCTACAACACCAAGTGATCCAACTTACATAGCAAATCCTTGGCTTGCAACGCCAACAGGAACAGGTATGTTTGCTGGTTGCGCTACTCCATATTCAAATGCAGTATTACCTACTTGGGTAGGAGGTATACAAAACTGGACAAGTAATAAAATATATGTATACATGAAAGTATATAGTTCTTTGATTACATCTCCTGCTTTTATATTAGGTGCAACTTTTGGTGGATACAATACAAATACAACAACAACAATGAAAGCTCCGGCTTATGGAGACGGAACAAATGGTTTAGATCCATCTGGAAGTTCTCCTACAAACGGACCAGTTACAGTAGCCTATGATCAATCAGGAATATCATACCATTTAGTAGGTTCTTTGGAAGCATTTAATCCAAGTGCAGCTGCTATAAACGCGGGTGTTGTACCTGGAGATGATGCATCAGGTAGTTTTTCAGGTCAAGACTTCGGGGATTCTGCTTGGATAAATTGTAAATTACAATGGACTTCTTTAAACTCGTGTAACGTGGGTGCTAGAATAACTTTGGTTTATGATCTAGTTGGTAATGCTAATCCTGTAAATCCACAAAATATTAATCCAGCGTCTGGTGTTCCACCTTTTCACACTAGTGTATGGTATAAAACTACTGGCTGGCCAGGATAGTAAAACATTAAATAAATAAGTGATTATAATACATGGCAACTACACTACAGATAAAATACTATAATACCTACATTTTAAAGAAGATAAATGAAAGTTGGAATTCTTCTACGGGTAGTATGGATAGAACTAATGCTCAATATGATTGGTATGTTGAAGAATCAAGAATAAAAGGAGATTTTAATGGTAAGTTTTCTGGTATTGCGCCTAGAGCTTATTTAGCTACAGACAACAAATATCAAGAAACTTTTGGTAATAGTATTATATATTCTGGTATTTTTAACTCTAGAACAGATGTTAATGAAACAAACCAATTTTCAATTGCTAATGATATTACAAGAACAGTAGATCCTGCGAAAGGAACTATTCAATTACTTTACGCAGAAGACACTAACTTAATTATATTTCAAGAATATAAAGTAAATAGAGCATTGATAGATAAAGACGCTATATATACAGCTGAAGGTCAACCTATAACTACTAGCACTAATTTAGTTATAGGTCAAGTTCAATCATACGCTGGTGAATATGGTATAGCTACAAATCCAGAATCTTTTGCTGTTTACGGATATAGAAAATACTTTACTGATGCTAACAAGAGTGCTGTAATGAGACTATCTCAAGATGGTTTAACAGAAATATCTAGTTATGGCATGTATGATTATTTTAGAGATAACTTAAGTTTAAGTAATTTAGGTGTTTCAGGTAGATTAACAGGTGGATGGGATATACACTCTAAACAATATGTTTTATCAATACAACCAAGTGTGGGTAAAGACAGTGGGTCTAGAGCGGTGACTTTATCTTTTGATGAAAAAACAAGAGGTTGGACTAGTTTTTATAGTTATATTCCTGCTTCTATTTTTAGCGTAGATAATAGATTTTATAGTTTTGATTTAACAGGTGATCTGTATCAACATTACTCAGAAAATTCTAATAGAGCTGCTTTTTATGGAGTTAATAATAACTCTACAGTTACTACAATATTTAATGCTCAACCTTCTATGAGTAAAACATTTAAAACAATTAACTACGAAGGTGATACTAATTGGGCTTTAAATAGTTTTGTTACATATTTAACATCTGCATCTGATACAGCTAATAAAATAAATGTGTATACAGTGCCAACAACTTTAGCTTACATGGAACAAGGTTTATTACAAAATACTTTTAAAGCAAAAGAAAACAAATATTTTGCAAATTTAATAAACACTAGTCCAGTTAACAAGGGAGAGGTTATATATGGCGCAGATATATCTGGGGTTAAAGGCTTTTTTGCGGTTGCAACCTTTAGCGCTACAAACACAGCTGGCGCTGATCAAACAAACGAATTATTTGCAGTATCAACAGAATACGTGCAATCATCATATTAAATTAAATGGTAATAAAAAAATTCAACACTAGTAAAGATAATGAAATTATTAACTGGTGGAAAGACTGGGGTTTAAATATTCCAGATAAAGCATGTTTACCTAAAAAAGGTTACGTGATTAGTTATAACAATATTAAAGTAGCAGCTGGTTATTTATATTATACAAATGCTAAAATAGCTTATGTTGATTTTGTTATTTCTAATATAAAGTATAGAGAAAAAAATAGAAACACTTTAATAACAATGTTAATAGATTACATGGTTAAAGAAGCTTTAGAAAAAAAATGTAAATTTGTTTGGGCTACTACGTCTAATAAAAACATTGTAGATAAAGTAAAAAAATTAAACTACAAAGTGTTAAATAAAAAACACAATATAATATATAAATATTCATAAATATGGGAGCAGCAGCAGGAGTAATCAGCGGAGCAGTTGATATATTTGCCGCAGACGCAGCACAAAAAAGAGCTGCAGCAGATAGAAAAAGAGCTGAGCAAGAAGCTAATAGACTAAAAGGTGAGTTAAACACTTTAGAAAATACTCGTCAACCTATTATAAACCCTTACTCAAATGTTACAGACACTAGTGGTGAGTTATCCAACACATACGCTAATTTAGGAGTAGCTACTGAAGCTGCTAAATTTCAAGCAGAGCAAGCTGATATATCATTAGCAAATACATTAGACACATTAAGAGCTACAGGAGCTAGTGCTGGTGGTGCAACTGCTTTAGCTCAAGCTGCACTTCAAAGTAAAAAACAAGTTTCTTCAAGTATACAGTTACAAGAAGCTCAAAATCAAAAATTATATGCTCAAGGTGAAGAAAGATTAAATCAAGCAAAAATGCAAGAAGAACAAAGACTACAGTCCGCGGATGTAATGGGTCAGCAATTTATGTTTGGTACACAAGAACAAAGAGAAGTTGCTAAACTTAATAGAACAGCTGGTATGTTAGATAATGCTCAACAAGATTTAAGATACAATAGAGCTGCTGAAGCAAAAGCTGAAGCAAATATGTATAACTCTGTAGGTCAAGTAGTTGGTGGTATAGGAAGTTTAATAGGAGATTAAAAAATAAATTATGGCAACAAAAAAACAATCATCAAGTTATCCTTTACCTGGAGTTACATTACCTAATGTAAATTATGGTTCATATTCACAACCTAAAGGAAATAGATCTGTAGCACCAGCCGATGCTATGGTAGACGTATTACAAGGTGGACAAGCTTTAGCTCAAAGACAAGAAGAACTTAGAAAACAAGAAGAAGAAAGAAAAGCTAGAGAAGCACAACAGGTTATAGACAGAATGCAACAAGTTCAAACAAATGCTGATTTGTGGAATTTAGAACAAATGAGTAATCTTAATACTTTACCTCAAACTAGTGCTGTACAAGATGAATTACAACAAACTTTATCTAAGCAGTTAGATATTGCTACTCAAGCTCAAGTGTATTTAAAAACACAGTTTGGAGAAAAAGATAAAAGAAAATCTGCTCAAAAAGCTATAACAGATTATTACGATTTACTTAGTTTAACTAAAAACACTGTAAGCACTTTTACGGCTTTAGGCTCTTATTGGAAAGAAAAAGCACCTACTATTGGATCTCAAGTTACAATAATAGGTAACAACCCAGACGAAATAGCTAACAATCAATATTTTGTAAATGCTTTAGGTGGAGTTTATGATGACGCTAAATTTGAAATGTTATATGATGATAAAAACAATGATATAATGATAAAAGTTTCTGGCTATGAACATGATTTAGTTGATGGTAAAATGGCTCAAGGAAATTATAGAGAAAAAATAATGAGTGCAAGAGCTTTTATTGCGAGAGCTGGTGAAGGTAAAGATTTCAGTTTTGTTTCTGAAGTTCCACAAGTTGTTAATGAAACTATAAAAAAATTATATCCAAAATTAAAAACACCTGAAGGAGATGGTTTAGGAATTTTAAATGATAGAGGTGTTATATCAGATAAGTATTGGATAGACGAGCAAGTTGTTACAAGTAAATTAAACAAAGGATACACTACAACCTCTATACAGAAAAAATTAAATCTTGAATTATTAAAAAATGATATGCAAGGTTTATTACGTCAAAAAATTGGTGGAGTAGTTTCTACAGGTCCTCAGCAAATGGCTAATTTTTGGAATATAGATTTAAAAAACTTAAATAAAGGTTTTGAAAATTCTTATCAAGAGTTATTACCAGATAATCAAGCAATGGAAAACGCTTTATTTAATACAATTGTTGAAAATTTAACTAACTATGATGGAATTAATACAGACGAAAATGGTAATATATTTATGGAAACCAATAAATCTATTAGTAAACCGTCTAAATCAGGACCACCTTCTCCAACACCAGAAGATTATAGAGTAGAAACATTACAAGAAGCTATTATTTTAGGAAACAACAACCCACTGTCATCAGTAAAAGAGGTTATTAAAAAAATGGCTAATAAAGATCTTTATACAGCCGACGCAGTATATGATATTTGGTTAAACTCTGCTCCAGCAGATGATTTAAAAACTAATGCACCTACAAATAAAGATTATTACGAAGATAAAGGTTCTGATCCAAGAACCGCGTTTAACAGTCAAATGAAAGGTGGTAGTTTGTTTGAAGTTAAAAACGGTAGAGTTTCTTCTGTAGGTGATTATAATTTTGATAGCGCAGAAGATAGGTTAAACTATATATTAAATACTTTAAGTTCTAGTGAAAGAAAACTAATAAACAATAAAAGTGGTCTAAGAAAAATAGCGTGGGCTACTGATTGGAAGAATAATAATGAAAAGAAAGATGGTGAAACTACTCAACAATATGTAGATAGAATGAAGAAAGAATATAAAACACGATTTAAAAAGAACTACTAAAATATGGAAGAATTAGAAATCTACAAATTACCTGATGGTCAAAGAGTAGACATAACTAACTGGCCTGAAGACTATAAGTTTATTTGGTTAGCGCAAAATTCCGACGTAGAACAAGTTGAGGCAAATGAAGACGATTTAATAGGTGTAAAGCCAGATACTAGCATGTTTGGAAATATTATGCCAGAGATAAAAGAATCAGAGTTTTCTTCTATAGGTATACCTTATCAAGATTTTGATTTAAACAAGATGACAAATATGTTGTTTTCAGATGAAATAAAAGATTTTGATAGAAGCAAAGAAGGTTTTGACATGGAAGAAACTTTCGACCTAACATACAATTTAAGTTTAGATGATCTTAATAAAAAAGAGGTACAAAATTTAATATTACAAAATTATTTAAACCCAAGAATAGTAGAAGATTTTAGAACTGGAATAGATGGTGAAATAGGTTATGGTAAAGATGCTTTAAATAATGAAAACTCTGTGTATAATCAAAGAGACGCAGCTTTGTTTTTAAAACAACCTAGCATACAAAAAGCTTTAGAAGATAATCTTATAACAAAGCAAGATTTATCTATGGGTATGTATCCTGGATTTACAAGTTGGGTTACAGATACTAGTAAAAATATTGAAGGTATGTCTGGCATAAAAACGCCTCAAGGAAAAGAACTTTCTAACTCAGAAGTGTATGAAATAATGTGGCAAAATGACATGCCGTTTAATACTGACATAGAAAGATTTAAAAGAAAAGCTAGAAAAAAAGTTGATAGATTTGTTTTAAGAAACCCTAGTCAAATAGAATCTGTTATTAATTTAGAAAAATTAAATGAACCATACATTTACGAAGAATACGCTGAAGAAGATACTTTTGTAGATGATTTTTTTGGAAGTGAATCTTTATCTATTGATGAAAATTTTAACAAAAAAGATTTTAATGGTTTTTTAGTAAACAGAGGTCATAAAAAATATTTACAAGAAGCTCTTAAAAAAATAGAAGGATTTGACCCTAAACAAGCGGAAAAATCAAAAGAATTATTAAAACTGCAAGGTTTAAACCTATATTTAAACGAACAAGTAACTAGAGATTTAAAACAACAAAAGCTTATATGGGAAAGAAGTAATCCTGGAAGAGATGCTGATACTGAAGGTATACAGTTTTATATTTCACCTAAAAATTTTAATCCAGATTTTATAAAAAAATGGATGAAAACAGAAACGCCTTATGTTTATAATCAATTAGAAAAAAACCAGATAAAATTAGAGGAAGAGTATCAAAATATTTTAAGTACTAATGGAAATGTTAGCACAGGTGAGTTTTTAGATAAAATAAGTAGTAATGCGTGGATAGGTTTTTGGCATGATTTTACAAGACCTTTAGCTACATACACTATGGATGTTATACCTGGTGAATATTCTGATGATATAGCAGAAAACTGGAGAAGAAATACTTTAATTAATAATTTTGAAAGAGGTGATCAATTAAGGTATGGTTATAAAAGAGGTAAAAAATTAGAGTTTCCTGAGTATGGTGGTATAAGTTATCTAGTTGATGATACTGATAGGATATACGATATAACTAATAAAATAGAGGCTACAGCTTTATTATCACCTGAGCAAAGAAATAAAATAATATCAAAAGTTAGAAAAGAAGGAAGTCCTGGTAGTAGTGCTTCAGGTTATGGTTTAGCTTTTGAATCATCTAGAGTAATTGGAGATTTGTTTGGTCAAATAGCTTTAACAAGAGGTATTGGTAAAACAAAATCAGCTTTAGGAGCTTATACTAAAGGCATGGGTGTTTTAGGTCCAACTAAAAACTTTTTAAAATCAATACCAGTTAAAAGCGTTGTTGCTGATGCTATGATAGCACAAGGAACAATTGGTTTTGTAAGAGGTTATGAAGATACTTTGTTGGCAGCTAGATCTGCAGGTTTACCAGACGACATATCACGAGAACTAGCCGCGAACGCCTCTGTTCAAACAGGTTTTTGGTACACTATAACAGCACCTATAAGTCCACAAACTAAAGCTCAAAATTTATTATTTGGAAAACCTCGACAAGAAACTATACAAGCAGCTGTTCAAAGATACATGAAAGACGGTTGGAAAGGTTGGAATGAATTTTTTAAAACACAAGGAAGAAAATTTACAACTATAGAGGGTTTAAAAGAAACAGGTAAAGGAGCAATAAGAACCGCTGATATGATGCAGAGAGAAGGTTGGAAAGAACTTTTTCAAGAAAACATACAACAAAGTGGAGAAACTTTAGTTATTGGAGATAAAACAAATAGAGCAGCTGGTCAAAAAATTGTAAAATCAGATTATACATTGCAAGATTTTATACATACATCTGCGCTTTCTTTTACTGCTGGTTCTTTTATGCCTGGTGCTGGTGCAGTTACTAGTTCCGCTAATGAGCAGTTAAGAGAATTTATGGGATGGGATGCTGTTGATAGATTTAATTCTTTAGCATATATGTCTTATAATGAAAAAGACTTAAAATCTTTACTTGCAAAACAAGTAGACGAAGGTTTATATACACAACAAGAAGTGGATAATCTATTAGGTGAAGTTGATCAATATAAAAATACTATTAATCATGTTCCACCAAATATGTCAGCTAAAGCAGCTTCTACTATATTAGAAGATATAAAAAGATTAAATGAATTAGAAAACGATAAGAAAAAAGCACCTAAAGGGTTTACTGGTTTTGATGATGAGATTCAATCATTAAAAGATAAAATAAATAACACTTATTATGATGAACTAACCAAGGATCAAAGAAAAGGTATAATGGCTGCGGCTGAAGCTGGTGTAGCAGGTAAAACTCAATATAAAGCTTTTGAGTCTAGAGAAGAAGCTTTAGAATACTTAAAAAATACTATTAATAAAAAAAGAAAAGAATCAGATGAAGATTTTGAAAAACGCTTAGTTAAAACGTTTAGCTTAGATGATGATGGATCTTTTGGTACGTTTACCATGCAAGATGGTGTTAAGTATGCTTTTGAGTTTAAGTACAACGCTGCAAGAGCTGATGGTCAAGGTAAAAGAATGACTCAAACCGCTCAACATGAATTTTTTCATGCTTTAATAAACGAAGTAGTATCTAATGATAAAGATGCAGGTAGACTGTTAGGTAGAGCTTTGTTTAATGAACTTAGTAAATTAGATTTAGAATTAAAGGTTGGAGATGAAAGTGTTTTACCTGGAGAATTTAGAAATAGATTAAGAGGATATTTTAATAAATTCGAGCAATTAAAAAAGCAAATTCAAGCTGCCGTTAAAAACAATGTAATGAGTAAGTCTGAAGGTGACAGGCTTATAAATAAAAAACATAATGATACATGGGAAGAAGCTTTAAGTCTTTATTCTGAGGCAATAGGAGATCCAGATATAGACCTTAAATACGATGAAGATGCAATACAAAAAATTAGAAACTCTTGGAGAAGAGCGATGCAATTTATAGGTGCAAAAGATATAGATTTAGGAAGTGGTAAAGCTGTTTTTGATATGCTAATTGATTACAATAAAAGTGTTAAATCAGGTATGTTAAAATACAACAGAGCGTTTAGAAAATTAGGTAAGAAAAAAGGTTTAACTAAAAAAGAAAAAGAAAATTTACAAAAAGAAGAAAAAGAATTTGAAGGACAAACTTTACCAAAGCTTAAAACAAAATTAAAAAAACAAAGTGAAAAGTCAGAGCGATTAAAGAAATTAGCTGATGTTATAATTGAAAAAAGAAAAAAACGAGCTGCAGCTGCCGCCGCTATATCTTCAGCAAAAAGAGCTGCCACTGTAGAAAAAGAAGAAGAAAGTGAACTAGCTGATGACATTGAGACTAGGTTTTCTATGAGAGTAGATAAAAAATTAACTCCAGATCAATTTAAAGACAACATAAATAACTATTACGATAAAGAGCTATGGTCTACTCAAACAGGTGTAGATAGTGTTGTATTTAATATATTACAAGATTACAATAGTGTTATAGGTTATAAAGTAGAATCTCAATATTCTAATCTACCTAATATTTTAATGGAAGATTTAATAGCTGAAACTGAAATAGAATTATTAAAACATATTAGAAATTTTAATAAAGAGTTTTTAATGTTAAGAACTAGGTTTAAAGATGGACTTAGTGATAAAGGTTTAAGTAAAGCTGAAATAACTAAAAGAGTTGAAGCGCAAGACTTAAAAGGTTATAAAAACAACAAGGGTAAATTAATAAAAGAAAATGATAATTTAAACGGTTGGATTAATTCACAGTTAAATAATAAAATAAAAGAGGCTTTAAAAAAACCTGGTATAACTACAGAAAAATTTACTGGTGAAATTGATGAAAGAAGTGTAGGTGAAATTGATGAGTCAAACGTAAATGAACAAAAATTAAAATTTGAAAAAGATCAAGAGCTGTTAATTGAACTGTTAAGCACTCCTACTTTTGGTTTTGTAGATGAAGATGGAAATCCTATTACTATAGAAACTTTGCCACTAGGTGATAGAGCAATTGTTTTAGAAAATATAGATGATCCTACTTTTACAATCAATAAAAGAATAGCTGCAGAAGAAGATCCTAAAATTAAAAAACAATTAGAACAACAAAAAAGAGATTTAAAAAGAGGTTTAGAATTAGAAGCTACACAAAGTAGAACTAAAGCTGAAAATGATGAGTTAAAAAGATTAAGAAACTTTGAAGCCTATGATTTAGGTTCTCGTGGATTAGTTAAAACATATGAAGCGTTGATAGTACCTCAAAAACCTGTTGACATGCTCATAAAGGAGGTTGAAAAACAAATATTAAGAGCACCAAACATAGAAACACTTCAGTTTTATAATTTTCAAAATAAACTTCAAAGTATTATATATCCTTTATTAAGAAGAGTTACATTTAAAAAAGGCCCTGAGCTAGATGAGTTTATGTATAATAATTGGGAGTTATTATTAGATGTAATTAACAACCCAATTGACCCTATAACTGGGCAATCTACATATTCTGCTAAAATGATGCCTGAATCTTTAAAAGAGTTTAATGAAGAGGGTAAAAGAATTAAAAAGAAAAAACCAACAAGAGCATTGTTTTTACAAACATATTATGGTAAAACTAAAGCGACTGAAATAATAAAAAGGTATAGTAAAAGCCCTGTTAAAGAATTAAAACAACTAGCTCCTTTAGAAGTTAATGTAAAAACTGGTAGAGAAATAGGTCTAACAGGTTTGTATGATAGAAGAACTGCTTTAATGGAATTGTTAAGTAATGTTTTTGTTTTACAACAAGCTAGAAAATCTTTAAGAAGTCAAAGTTTTTTAAATGAAATAGGTAATAAAAACACAAACTTATACAATCAATTAAAAAATGACAACGAAATGTCAAACGTGCTTAACGATATGGCAAGTGGTAAATCTTCTTCCGTTAAATTCAGTATGAATAATAGTGTTAGTGAATTTTTTAAAGGTAGAACAGCTTTACAACAAGTTCTCATGGCTAATGTAATGCAAGACGCTCAAATAAATACTCAAGTAAAATCTAAGCGTAACGAGATTAGAAGCTCTATAAAATTTAAAGTTCCTAATTTAGGAAAAATGAAAGATGAAACTATAGCTTTTTATTTAATTGATAAGTTTTCTAAAGGATATAATAATTTTGATTTTATAAATATAAAAAATTCACAAGGTAAAAGAGTTAAAAAATTATTAGAAGAAGGAGATGTAAAGTTTTCTGAAAACTTTAATTTTAATGAATATAGTAAAGATTTAAGTGAAGGTGTTAATCAAATAATTGCAGAAAACGAAAACATATCTCCAGAAAAAGCTTTTGACAATGTTGAAGCTAGAGCAACTGGTAAAGGAAAAGACGCTTGGATTAAAAATCTTTGGTTACCTCCTCAAGATCAAGATTATTTTGGTTTGCTTTGGATGATAGCAAATGCTAGAGGTAAAAAAGGAGATCAACAAATGCAGTGGTTAAAAGAAAACTTATTTGATCCTTATAATGAAGGTCAATTAGCTTTGCGTTCTGCAA